AGTTCTGGCGTTAAGTCTCGCATCAACGAGCTTACAAAACGATTCCGCGAAGAAGAGCGCCAAAAACAAAGCGCGATTGAGTATGCGGAAAACATCCAGAAAGAAAATGCGGATCTTAAAAGTCGCATGGAAGCTCTGGACAAGAACTACCTCGAACAGTTTGAAAGTCGCGTTTCAAGCGAACTTGAAACAGCCAAACGTGTTCTCAAGGAAGCTCATGAAACAGGAGACATAGATAAGCTTGTTGAAGCACAAGAGGCTTTGGCAGAGCTTACTTTACAGAAAACAACAGCAAAGTCCTCAAAAGAGGCCCCTGTTGCGGCAGAACGTGAGGAGCAGCCAGCACCGCAAGCCGCTCCGCAGCCAGCGCCACAACAAGCTGTTGACCCAAAAGCAGAGAAATGGGCCAAAGAAAATGAATGGTTTGGCCAAGATGAAGTTATGACATACGCTGCTTTTGGTATTCATCGCCGTATGGTTGAGGATGAAGGGTTTGACCCGTCATCTGATGAATATTATGCTGAAATTGATACGAGGCTTAGAAACGAGTTTCCGAACAAGTTTGATTCCAAGCCTAAATCAAACGGGGGAAGAAAAGTTGCGTCGGCTGAATCTTCCGCATCCCGCAAAAAGAGTGGACGGAAAACTGTGCGGTTAACCCCATCTCAGGTAGCAATAGCCAAGAGGCTTAATGTGCCACTTGAGGAATATGCAAAATACGTGAAATGAGGGACTGACCATGACTACTGAGAACACATCTCGCCAAAAGTCTACAAGAACGCCGAGAGCCAACCAAACTCGTGCAAGGCAAGCACGCCGGGAACCTTGGAAGCCCCCGTCCATGTTGGACGCACCACCCGCACCAGATGGTTACAAACATCGGTGGATTCGGTCAGAAGTTATGGGTTTTGACGACCGTAAAAACGTAGCAGCGCGATCTCGAGAGGGATATGAACTGGTGCGTGGCGAAGAATACCCAGATTTTGAAGCACCGACCATTGAGGATGGTAAACACGCTGGAGTTATTGGCGTTGGTGGTCTTCTTCTTGCAAGAGTTCCTGAAGAGATTGCGGATGAACGTAACGATTACTATCGCGACATGACCCGCAATCAGATGGCCGCTGTTGATAATGAGCTTGCTCGTGAACAGCATCCGGCTATGCCTATCAACAATCCTGATAGGCAATCTCGTGTAACTTTTGGAGGTCCTCAAAGCGAGGACTAGGAGATAGAAAATGGCTAACAGTAATGGAAGCTTTGGTCTACGCCCTCTAAAGAAGCAGGGCAGTGCCGCTAACTCCACTGGTACTAATAACTATCCATACTATGAGATTGCAAACGGCAATACCAACAAGATCTACCAAGGTTCACCTGTCATTCCCCTTTCAACGGGTTTCATTGACATTGTAGGTGCCGCCGCTGGTGGAAGTGTTGGTTTGCTGGGCGTGTTTCAAGGGTGTGAATATGTTTCTAGCACCACTGGAAAACCCGTGTTCAGTAATACCTGGCCCGGATCTGGGGCGGATAGCAACCACCCCATAAAAGCGATTGTCAATGATGATCCGATGCAGCTTTATGTAATTGCTTCGGATGCAACCTTGACCAACAAAGCTACGGCGCGTGCCGCAGTTTTTGCTAATGCTAACTTCTCAACCGCAACCACTGGAACGGATGCTACTGGCGTCTCGCTTGGCCGCTTGGCTGTAAGCACGATTGCCACCACAGCCGCTCTTCATCTGCGGATCATGGGTTGGGTAGACGACCCTGAGAACGCTGACTTTGCAGCAGCAGGCATTGGCATGGTTGTGCGCTTGAATAACCACTTCAACAGTAATAACGGTGCTATCGTAGCCGGTACTCCGTCAACTACTGGCGTATAGGAGGATTAGAAAATGGCTATTAGTAGAGCCCAACTAGCGAAAGAGCTAGAGCCAGGTCTCAACGCCCTTTTCGGCCTTGAGTATGCCCGGTACGAAGATGAATCGGCAGAGATTTACGACACTGAATCTTCAGAGCGTGCCTTTGAAGAAGAAGTGATGCTTTCCGGCTTTGGGTCTGCGCCCGTTAAGCAGGAAGGTTCTGCCGTTACTTTTGACGACGCGCAGGAAGCGTACACGGCACGGTATACGCATGAGACTATCGCGCTTGCCTTCTCCATTACGGAGGAAGCAATTGAGGATAATCTCTATGACCGCCTTGCCTCTCGCTACACGAAAGCACTGGCACGTAGCATGGCCAACACCAAACAGGTGAAAGCTGCTGCGGTCCTCAACAATGCTTTCGATAGCACGTTTGCTGGCGGCGACGGTAAGGAGCTTTGTGCTACTGACCATCCGCTCGTCAACAACGGCACGCTTCGTAACGAGCCCAGCACCGATGCTGACCTGAACGAAACCAGCCTTGAGAATGCTTTGATTGACATTGCTGCCTTTGTCGATGAGCGCGGCCTCAAAGTCTCGGTTCGTGGCCAGAAGCTGATCATCCCACCGAACCTTCAGTTCGTTGCGGATCGTCTGCTTGAGTCCACTCTTCGTCCAGGAACGGCGGATAACGATGTCAACGCCATGCGGAACATGGGTATGCTTCCGCAGGGTTACGTCGTTAACCACTATCTCACGGACACGGATGCGTTCTTCATCAAGACGGATGCACCTCGTGGCTTCGTTCACTTTGAACGGATGCCCATGTCCACGAAGATGGAAGGTGATTTCGATACTGGCAATGTCAGGTTCAAAGCCCGTGAGCGTTACAGCTTCGGCTTCTCTGATCCTCGTTGCGTATACGGATCCAAAGGCGCGTAAGAGCAAGGGGGAGAGGCAACTCTCCCCCATCCTCTGGGACACATAACTCTAGAGACTGACCCAGCAGACGCTTACAAGACACTAGAGTGAAACCTTTGTAAGGAGGTCATGAAATGGCTAATACAACTTTTTCTGGTCCAGTACGCTCAGAAGATGGATTCAAAGCCATCAGCAAGAACGCTACAACGGGCGCGATTACGGAAATCACAACCTATGGCGGTGCGCCAGTTTCGTTATCTGATGGTGACGTAACACTTACCAACGCCACTCACAGTGGACGAGTTTTGCTCGTTCCTGACGGTAGTCAGGACAACACCTACACATTGCCGGCGCCTATTGCTGGTTCTGTTTTCAGGTTTGTCTATGCTGGTGGCGCAGCGGACGGTACGGACGCACTCATCGTTACGCCTGGAAACACAAACTTCTACATTGGTGGTGTTACTTTCCTTGATACCGACAACGAAGTGAGTGCAGTGTTTTCTGATGGTAATTCAAATAGCAGCATTCAAATCAATGTTCCTGCTGGTTTTGATGTCTCAATAGTTGGTTTGAACACCACCAACTATCAGATTTTTGGGACGGTTACAGGCGCGACTGCCCCTGTCTTCGCTGACCAATAATCGGAGGCCACAATGGCTGATGCAGTAACTGCAACCACCGTGGAGGACGGCCCTCGAGAGGCCGTCTTCTACCTCACCAATACTAGTGATGGAACGGGCGAGTCCGCTGTAACTAAAGTGGATGTTTCGGCTCTTTCGTCTTTACAAGACGGCACCGCTTGCACAGGTGTTCGCATCAAGCGGATAACCTACACAAATGTGGGCATGGGCGTAAAACTTTTGTGGGACGCAAGCACGGACGTTATCGCGGCTCAACTCAATGCCGATATGTCAGATACTCTGGATTACAGCACGTTTAGCGGATTACCAAACGTAGCTGCTTCTGGTGGTAATACGGGGGACATAAAATTAACCACGGTAGGACACTCTAGCGGAGACACGTACTCTATCGTTTTGCACTGTCTGAAGCAGTATTGAGTTCATGTCTGAGGATCTTGACAGAAAGAACGAGTTAGAACTCGTCAAAATTCAAGGCGAACTGAAAGTTCTTTCTGAAAGGATTGAAACGATAAAAACAAATGATCTACATCATCTTCAAAAATCTTTGGACATCATAACTAAAATATTATGGGGTGTAGGTATTTTGATACTCGGTCAGCTTGCTGTTGGTGTGCGCTTGGCCCTTTTTGGATAGGAATTGATAATGGCAACTTCTGGATCGGTTGATTTTAACCTTGATATGGCCGAAATCACAGAAGAGGCCTTTGAAAGGTGTGGTCTTGAGTATCGTACAGGATACGATTCCAAGACGGCTAGGCGTTCTCTCAATCTGCTTTTTGCAGAGTGGGCGAACCGAGGTCTTAATCTTTGGACCGTTGAGCAAATCACACAGAACCTAGCTAGGCTTTCCTCATCCTCATCCATCTCTACCTATCCGATAGGCACAATTACAGCCACAGTTGGAGCGTCGGCAAGTTTGAGTGTTGGAGAAACCATCACAGGGGCGTCCAGCGGAACGACAGCGGCGATTATAAGTAAGCCATCCTCAACCACGATAACTCTGACCGTGCCTTCCGGATCTTTTACGGCTGGTGAAACTATAACCGGATCAAGCAGTGCTGCCAGCACGACAATCAGTGCAGATCCAGATCTTTCGGATGTGCAGTCATCTGTTGATGTTCTTGAAGCTGTTATCCGTAGAAGTGGATCTGACATAAGCATTAGCAAGATTAGTCGTGGTGACTACCTGGACATACCAGACAAAACAGACCAAGGCAGACCTTCTGAGTTTTTTGTAGATCGACAGATAACGCCAACGATCACCACTTGGCCTTCGCCAGAAAACTCCACTGATCAACTCATTTACTACAGAGTTCGTCGTATACAAGACGCTGATGCTGGAGTTAACACGGCAGATATTCCGTTTCGTTTCTTGCCTTGTCTTACGGCTGGGTTGGCTTACTACATTTCAATAAAAAGATCGCCAGATCGAGTTCAGCTTATGAAGGCGATATACAACGAGGAGTTTGATCGTGCAGCGTCTGAAGATGCTGAAAGAACTTCTTTGTATTTGGTTCCTAGTTATTCTTCTGTGAGTATCTGACATGCCTAGATACGCCGCAGGAAAATACGCAAAAGGGATTTCAGACAGGTCTGGTAGAGCCTATCCGTTGCGCTCAATGCTTCTTGAGTGGAACGGCAGTCTTGTAGGCCCTGATGAATATGAGTCAAAGCAGCCGCAGTTAGAGCCCCGTCGAGTTCGAGCGGATCCGCAGTCTTTGCGTGTAAGTCGTCCAGCCCGAACAGAACCAGCGATTGAAGTTTTGTTACCGTTCAATTCATTCAAGTCTGGAACTAGCGGTTCTGCCGTGATTACTGTGACTGAGGTAAGTCACGGTCGCACCACTGGAGACACGGTCAGGTTCAGAAGTGTTGAGGCTTTTGATGGCTTTACAGAGGCTGTTCTAGAAAGTTCTTCTGGTTACAGCATCACCAAAGTTGATGATAATAACTACAGTTTTACCGCAAGCAGCGGAACAGCTACAGCGGGTAACGTGAAAGGTGGCGGCGGCTTTGCATCTGCCGGTCCCGTAACGGTGAGCGCATAATATGGCCTATACATTTACAACATTGAAAACAGCGATACAGGATTACGTGCAAAGCACGGAGACCACTTTCGTTAGTCAACTCCCCAGATTTATAATTAACGCTGAAGAGCGCATCTTGAAAGAATGTCAGTTAGATGTTTTCAGAAAAAATGTTTCTGGCAACATGACATCCGGTAATCAATACCTTTCAAAACCAACAGACTTTTTATCTCAAAACTCTTTGAGTGTAATCAACAACTCAAGCAAAGAGTTTCTTTTGTATAAACAGGTAACGGCGCTTCAGGATTACACCCCAAACCCAGCTACGACAGGCACGCCAAAATATTATGCCGATTGGGATAATACAGCCTTTTTAATAGCTCCTACACCAGACGCAGCGTATGACGTAGAGCTTCATTACTTTTACAGACCTACGTCTATTACCGCCACAGATGACGGCACGAGTTATCTAGGAACAAACGCTGAGTTAGCTTTGCTATACGGGAGTTTGGTTGAGGCTTACACGTTCTTAAAAGGTGAGCCAGATCTCATGAACTTGTACAACGGAAGGTTTCAAGAGGCCCTTCAGTGGCTGAAGAACTTGGGCGAAGGTTTACAAACACGAGATCAATATAGGTACGATAGACTACGGAGGGATATTGCCTGATGTTGGATTCACAAAGCCAAGCGGGTGCGGCGAATCCTCTTGTGTTTACGACAACGGACAGAGGTCATTCGCCAGAAGAAATGGCTGAGATGGCTTTAAATAAAATAATGAGTGTTTCGGAAGATGCACCGCCTGTTATACGAGAACAGGCGTATGCTCACAGACAACGCTTAAAAGAAGTGTTAATCTTTTACATGAAACGCATGTGTCAAAGCGAAAGGACGACCATCTGGGCTCTGATGAAAAAACAGGGTCACGAGGACGTGGCTGAGATTATAAGGAGACTGTAATGGCTATTGGTTCATCCGCAATATGCGGAACTTTCAAGCGAGAAATCCTCGCTGGCATACACTTTTTCACTCAGCACACTAGAACAGGATCTAGTGCTATTGCAGCAGACACGTTCAAGATTGCGATGTTTACGAACAGTGCATCCATAGACGCTGACACCACAGGGTATACCACGAGTAACGAAGTAAGCGGAACAGGTTATTCTGCTGGTGGCGCGGCGCTAGGCAGTGTGACCTTGGGTTTAGCGGACAACAGCAGTTCTGTTCCTACATCTTTTCTGGATTTTGCGGATACAACATTTTCGTCATCCACTATCAGCAGCGCCAGAGGAGCGTTGATATATAACAGCACGCTTAGTAGTGCGGGAACGGGCGCGACGACAAATCACGCGGCAGATCCTGCGGTTGCTGTTCTTAATTTTGGCGGAGATAAATCATCAAGCGCCGGAGACTTCACAATTCAGTATCCAGCGAATGATGCCAACAATGCGATAATACGGATTTCGTAATGTCTTTAATTACTGGCTGGAATAGAGGCACCTGGAACTCTGGAGCGTGGAATAGTCCCGCTCCGGTTGAACTGACAGGTGTGTCCGCAGCCAGTGCGGTAGGGTCCGCTGTCGTAAGTCTTCCTGTTACTGTGAGTGTAACGGGTGTGTCTGCGACTAGTGCAACGGGATCGCCATCGGTAATCGTTCCGGTTACGATAAGCGCGACAGGAGTTTCTTCGGCCAGTGCGGTAGGATCTCCAACGATAATCACAAACTCTTTAGTTTCAGTCAGCGGTTTATCAGCGGCGACTGCTACGGGATCTGTTCAGGTAAACTTCGCGTTCTCTGTCACCGGAGTGTCTGCTACAGCTACAGTCAACACTGTAAATATTTGGACTGAGATAGATTCATCCCAGACACCAAATTATTCAACAATAAACTCATCGCAAACGCCGAACTACGTTGAAATAGCGGCATAGGAATACGGTCATGGCTTCTTCTTACACAACCAACTACGGTATTGAAAAGATTGGATCCGGTGAACAATCCGGAGCGTGGGGGACCACCACCAATCACAACTTGGATATCCTTGACAGGATTGCTTCGTTCAAAGCGGTTGCAATCTCAGGATCTACGCACACGCTGACTGTTCGAGAAGCTTCGCCTGATTCCGGTACAGAAAACCTCCAAGACGGAATGTTCCGAGTAATTAAGTTTACGGGTGCCTTGGGCGCAAACAACACGGTGACAATAGCGCCCAACACCACAACGGCGTATTTTATCTTCATAAACGCCACTACGGACTCTGGATCTAGTGGGCCGTACTCGGTCATTCTTTCTCAAGGGTCCGGCGCAAACATCACGGTGGCAAATGGAAAGTCAGCCATCGTGTTCTGTGATGGCGCTGGTTCTGGTGCGGCTGTCGTAGATGCCGTAGAGAACCTCCAGCTTGCTACGCTCACTGCTTCCGGAGATGTCACAGCAAGTGGCACCTTCAATGCTTTAGGCGATACCTCCGCTGGTGACAGTGCTTCAATGGGTTTTACTGCCTCTGAAGGTTTGATCCTGACGGGCCA